ATTTACTGCGCTGGCGCTGTATGAAGATTCGGTAAAAATAAATAATGTTCCTGAAGTGTTGCCGGAAATACGCACTTATCAGATTGGTCTAGCAACATTCACAAAATGCACGCTTTGCAGGCGTCGTAGAAATTGGTCAGAAACACGCGCATCATTGGCACGGCGCATGGAAGTATTTGAAGCAGAGCCAATAACAGGTTTATAATCGCCACAGTTAAATATTTCTGCAGCCCTGGCTTTGTCTGGGGCATCTGATCGGAACATAACGCGCCCGATGACTCTAGTGAGTCGTCGGGCGCGTTTGATTCTGGTCCTATATTCAAAAGGAGATTCGATATGAAATTGAAAATGTTTTCCGCTGTCTGGTTGATCGTGGCGCTGAGTGTTTTTTCACTGGCGTTTACGCCATTGCATATTCCGCTGACGTCAGCAACGAATCCGCTGGACGTGATCATAACCATCGCGGCTGGCTTCGCATCGCTGGCCGGCGTCGCGGCATTGGTGGCTGTGCTGGTGCAGATCGGTAAATATTTTGGCGTTGTCAAGGACGCAACCGCAAACCAATGGACAGCAGGATTGAATTTAATCGCGTTCATTGCGCTGATGTATTTTGGCGTCTTCCAGCCGAGTCTTACGCTGGCGCTTCTGGATGGATACGCATCACAGATCGCAGAGATCGCTGTGTTCATACTTGGCTTTCTGGTGCAGATGACCACGTCCAAGCCGGTATACGCGCTGCTCAAGTATGCCAAGGTCCCTGTGTTGGGATACTCGCATAGTGCCTAGCCGGCCATCGCATTTTTGCCGCGTGTGTGGTGTGGCATTGCGGAGCGGCGAGGAGTGTGTGTTGCATCCACGTGCACAGCATACGCCAGTCCCTGACGCCAGACCCAGCGCGGCCAGGCGCGGTTATGGACGCAAGTGGCAGACATATCGAGAGACGTTCTTCAGCGTGCCGAGAGTCTGCGCGTGTGGATGCGGGCAAGCCTGCACCATATCCAATGGCGATGTCGATCACATCCTCGCCGTGAGCGGACCCAACGACCCGCTCTTCTGGCGCCACTCTAACCACCAAGCGATGATCCATGGTCACCACTCACACAAGACCGCGACCGTGAACCGAGTCTCACCGCGGCGGGGCAGGGCGGTGTAAATCTTCATGCCTTTTTTATGTAGACCGCTGCTTATGTACCCGCGCGAAAAAAACTTTGAACGTGAGAAATTCGCGGACTGAAAGATTATGCCAGTCAAGAAGCCTCGCACACTGATCAACAGCGCGGACACGAAGAAAAATAAACAGGCGCGAGAGTCTGCGGAAGCGGCTGTCACACCGAAGACTCTGCTTACGATCAAGCCGCCCTCAGCGTTGACTGGACACAAACATGCGAGTGGAATATGGCAGCGGCTCATGAGTCTATATTCTGAAACCGAAGGGACCATCGTCACGGCGTTTGATGAGCAGATATTGATTACCTATTGCAAAATTTTGGAAGAGGAAATCAATCTCGAAAATAAAGTAAGTGAACTTGATAAGGCGCAAAAAGATATGCTTACAAAAGCCAGCAAGACCAAACCCACCGCTGAAAATTTCAAAGATTGGGTTTCCATGTGGGGAGAGGTCAATACCTTAACAAAAAACTTCAAAGGCATGGATGCCCGCCTGGATGGAAAGCGTAAGCATCGCCTGGCGTTGGAGCAATCCCTTTATTTAACCCCGCGTTCGCGCGCGGGTGTGCCGCCGCCAGAGAAGCCGCCTGAAAAACCAAAAAGCGGAATGGGCGAACTGTTGAATGGAGACGAATGAATAATCCAATACTAGGGATTGACACATGGGAGGGACAGCTCAATATCGACGAAGCTGTGTTGAAAGCAAACGGTGTGTCGTTTATGTTCATCCGTTTAAACTCCGTTGCGGGCGGACTCCACAAAGATGCGGACTTCGATGCACAATGGGCACAGGCTGCGGGCTTCCACCGCGCGCCATATTTTGTTTACAACCCGTTCGTTTCAGGCTCAGCCAATTTCTTATGGCTTCAATCCAACATGCCAACGGATGCCAAAGCCGTGGGCATTGACATCGAACTCTACGTCAGCGGATATTCTTCTGTAACGTATGCCGCAGAGGTGCAGAAGTTTCTGAGTCTGCTCACGTGGAATTATGTCATCTACACCGGCGAATGGTTTCTGCTTTATCTTTCCACGTGGAGCAAGACGGCGGGCTATTGGTGGGCGCAATACCCAAATGGTTTTTATCCCGCCGAGACTCTTTCATTGAGCTGGGACGATCTGCGCGCGAAACTGACAAAATACACCGGTCCCGGCAACGCCTCGAAAGTGCCTGGTCCGCTCAAGTTCTGGCAGTTCAGCGGCGACCGTCTGATTCTGCCGGGCAGCACAAAGCCCATCGATGTCAATGTGTTTTTAGGCACAGAGTCGGAGCTGTCATCATTCATGGGCGGCGCGCAGACTCCAGCCATCGAACACACCCAGCCTTATCCTGGTGTCGATGAATATATCGAGATCGTCAACGGTCAGCGGTGCCATATCACACTGATCGATAAGGGCGTGATTAAAGAATTGCGCGTCACGCATTTCAATGGCGCGCTGGGTTTCGTCTCACACTCATCCGCCGATATCGCTTTCAATGCTGAGGACTACGATAAGAATCTCCCTGCACCGGTGCATCCCTATTCACTGGCTTATGTAGATGGAACGCAATACAGCCCGCAGCACGATTTTAGAAAATGGTTCAATTGGCGGAAAGATAAAACCACCCAATACGATTTCAAAAACATTTCTAATCCGTGGATGGTGACAAGTTTTGTGCGTCCGCTGATTGAGCAGGGACTTGTCAATCCGTCTTTTGCGGATGCTTCAAAGATCGAGAATGTCGAGATTCACGCCCGTTCGGGTTTCGGTGAAACAAATAACGGACGCCTGATCCGCATCGATGCTGAGGGGCATGTGATCCCGGAAACAGGGATTGCCGATAAAGGCGTCACGCTTCCGCAGTTCGCCGCGTTATTCCAAAAATATGGCGCAGTCAATGCGGGTGAACATGGCGGGGGCGGGGATGTGGGCAAGAAAATAAAAGGACAGATGGTTGTCACACCCAGCGACCCGCAGGAACGTGCGGTCGTGCAGGTGATCGAAATATATTTACAAGGAGCTAACATGAGCACACGTTACACTGCGACCGCAATAGGCGACAACACCAAACTGCGCCCGAACCATAACACGGTGACAGATTTCAACCCTGCCAAAGTATTCCCACATGGGACTGTTTTCAACGGCGTCGAACCATTATGGATCGCCGACGCATCCAACAAAGACACGAGTCAATTTGTCGGCGATCAATGGATGCAATTAGCGACCGGTGAATGGGCGCCTATTGTGCATCGCGGTCTGCCGGTCTGCAAATTGATCGACAACGGAGTCACGCCTCCACCTGTGTTATCCGATGGCATGACCATCACCGTCACCACAGACGGCGTGAAGAAAACATACACCGTCAACGGGCCAGTCAACGTCACATGATTTCCATCTCTGGGACTGTGCGCATCACCTCCGCACCGGTCACTTTCACTGTGCCATTGATCGGCACCTACAAACAGATCCTGCATGACTGGCAGATGCCCGCCGCATATTGGAGCGGCAAGCCGCGCGCCTACACCCTGGGCTGGAACAAACAGGACAATCCGCAGGGCGCATACCCCGATACGGTCCCCATGAATGGGATGAAGCCCAACGATTTCGCACCGCTCAATGCGGAGTGGCAGTATCTATGGTTTGATTTGATGCGCAGGGCGTCGTCCGATAATATTCCCGATAACGATCTCCGCAGACTCTGGCGCACCATCACCAGCGACGGACGCGCCCTGACCGATAACCATACCTGGAACTGGATCGGCGGCGGCGAGCCGAAACTGTTTGCCGATTATGTGCAGGGATTGAATCTTAAATCATCCTACGGCGCGATGCAGCAGAAGAGTCTGACCATGGGCGGAAATATTGTTAAGGTGCTGGCTTCGCAGGGCGAAAATTACGTGATCGAAACATTGAACGTCAACGAGCTGCACCCGCCCGCGCTGGATCAGATCTGGGAAAAACCCTGGCTGGTGCATTGGGGCACGCAGACCGCGCTCGATTACCGCGCCTATGACTGGCCCTGGCTCAATTGGAATGGCGTAAATTATGGCGTGCCGTTCCTGCTGATCGGCAAAGGCGGCATGAATCTGATTCCCAAAGATGTGTGCATGGATATTGCCAACGGGCGCAAGTTCACGCCGTATTGAGTCTATTGTGAAACAGATTGCTTCAGACATTATCGCGCTGGTGTTGTTTATCTGGACGGTGGTAATTCTTGCGGCATTACGAGGAGATGATGATGAACAGTAAAAAAGCTGATCTTTTGTTTGCCGCATTCTGCCTGCTGGTAGTGGCGTGCGTCTGGATGCTGAAATAGATATAAGGATATAAGTAATGTTAAAAAACAATTTCGATGAGCTAAAAGTTGGAGATTGGTGTTTCATAAACGGCGAGACTCATATTGGGATTCGCATGGGCGAAGCAGAAATGGAATGTTGTATTTTGCCTATTCAGAACAGGAACAAACCTAGAGAAATCATCGGAACTTGTTGGGATTGGAATGGCAATAGAGAAGCTTCCACGCTTACGCCATCTATTTTACATTGGGGTAATGGCGGAAAAAATCCCGCCACCTGGCACGGCTATTTAACAGATGGAAAGTTGGTGGCGGTATGAATCTCAAAGCCTTTTTTCACATATATTTTCACAAAGCATTTTCTTACAGCCTGCCTTCTGCTGGCAGACATCTAAAATGGGATTGCACGTGTATCAAATGCGGCGCGGCTTTTCATGTCATTCGTGCGAACACCCCGCAATGGCGGAACCCTATTTGGCGCGACAAAACAAAATCGAAAACATGGGAAGCGGATAACTGGGGTTTACCCAAATAAATAATGTTCGATGAAAAGAAAGCGCTCCGATCCATTCAGTTCTTCGAGAACCTGAAACACACCAAGAGTCCATTCAGCGGCAAGCCATTTACCCTGCTCGATTGGGAAAAGCAGATCGTCCGGGATGTATACGGCACGGTGAACGCGCAGGGCTTCCGCATCTATAACTACGTCTGGATCGAGATTCCCAAAAAGAACGGCAAGTCTGAAATTGGCGCGGCGTTCGCGCTCAAGCAATTATTCTTCGATGGCGAGATCAATGGGGAGGTATACGGATGCGCGGCGGATAAGAATCAGGCGTCGCTCGTCTTCGATGTCGCCTGCGAAATGATCGAGCAGGTGCCCGAACTCAAAGCCCGCACCAAGCCGAATTTTTCCACCCATCAGCTGACCGACAAAAAGACCGGCACGTTTTATAAAGTTGTTTCGTCCGAAGCCTACACCAAACACGGGCTCAACATCAGCGCGGTGATCGGCGACGAAATCCATGCGTGGCCCACGCGCGATATGTTCGACGTGATGACCAAGGGCGCCGGTGATACCCGTCTGCAGCCGTTGTGGATATTCATCACCACCGCGGGCTCCGATCCCGACCGGCTCTCCATCGGGTGGGAAGTGCACGAGAAAGCCGAATCAATTCTACAGGCGCGCGCGGCGGGCGATTCCGAAAAGGACATCCCGTTTTGGTATCCCGTCATCTTCAGTTACCAGGGCGAAGATATTTATAATGAGGAAAACTGGAAGCTGGCGAATCCGTCGCTAGGGCATACATTCAGCCTCGATAAAATGCGCCAGGCGGCGATGGAGGCGAAGCAGTCCAAAGCGGATGAGCGGCTCTTCCGCTGGCTGCGACTCAATCAATGGGTGACAACGAAGCTGACCACCTGGCTGCCGCTCGATCTCTTCGACGCGGCAGTTGGATCGTGGTCCCGCAACGACCTGCTCGGCAAGGATTGTTATCTCGGCGGGGACTTCTCCACGACCACCGATCTCTCCGCGATCTGCCTGGTGTTCCCCCCGCAGGACGGACTCGATGATTGGCGCGTCATATGGGATTGCTGGATTCCTGAAAAAAATATGCAGGCGCGCATCCGTGAAGACCATGTGCCCTATGATTTATGGGCGCGGGATGCGTTCATCCAGCCGACCGAGGGCGATATGATCGATCACACGCTGATCCGCGACCGCATCCTCGAGCTGAATAAACTCTATAAGATCATCGATTGCGGCATGGATCTGTCTTTTGCGACGATGCTGATTCAGGAATTGGAGCAGGAGCGCATGAAGATATTCGACGTGCCCCAGCATTACGGCGTGCTCACCGACCCCATGAACAATATCGACATGCTCCTGCGTAAAAAGATTATGAATGCGGATGGGGAGGAAGTGCCCGCGCTGACTCACGAGGCGCATCCCGTGGCACGCTGGTGTTTTGGCAATACCTCCATTGCGAAGAATGGCAATGCCCAGATCAAATATGTGAAGGAGCGCAAAGGCAAAGGCGTGGACCGCACCAAGCGCATCGACTTAACCGCCGCCTGGGTCGCCGCCATGTCGCGCGCGAAGTTTTATCAATCGTCAAAGAGCGTTTATGCAAAGAGGGGTGTGAGAAGGCTGGGAAGTGATTCGTCTAAGCCCCAGTAGTGAACCACGTGCGCGGAATTCGAGTGGGAAATCTCAACGCGTCAAGAAGGTCGTCGTCAAGTTTTTTCCATGCGTCAATGATCGGACTGCTATCGAATGTAAATGTGTAACTAACTGTAACCCGCCCCTCGAATCGATAAACCCCATCGTCGCACAGAGTCATCTCAAGAATCGTTTTAGATGCGTGGCTGGACTTGGGTTCAAACATGGCTCTTAGTTTTTCAATTTCTCGATTAGGACATAAAATTCTACTGACCGAATGGGCGGGTCTTTTTCCGAGATTATTGTCAACGCCCTTATGATGAGTTCCTGCCGTTCCAGCATGGCGTCAATGGTTTCCTCAATGATTGTCTGCGCTTCCACCGCATCTGTGATCCCTGAAATAAGTTGATCTTTTAGCTTTTTGATTGGCATAAGAAAACTCCTTTTTGCTAATGATAATCCAATTTCATCGAGGGTAGACATTTCTAGCTGCGCTTCAGTGAAGCTGTTTACGGCTGCGGTGCATGCTGTAGTTTTTCCATTGCCAGCAAAAGCACGCGCTTTTCGAGAATTGGCATATTCTCAATTCGTTTTTCCCAGCGCGAAACCTTACGCTTGATGCGCTGACGGTCGGTGCGGTCGCTCCCTAGAAAAGAATAATCATGCAGCGCAATCGGTTCGGGATAGTTCATCCACAGCCATTCACGCGCCACGCGGCCCGCGCGGGTCATGGCATTGAAAGAGACTGTGCGCCAATCGGATAATTCCCTGGCATACAACTTTGACCAATAGCCTGAGATCATCACCATGCAATTCAAGGACTTGATCAGAGTCAATAAGGTTTGATGCTGTTCGACTGTGGCGAACTCATGTTCGTAAATATCCTGCTGGCTTTTGCGCACCGGCTTGCCGTCAATATCCACTTTCAAATAAGGCGGGTCAAGATAGACAAAACACTTCCCTGCAGGGCAGCCGATACTGTCTACGCAGGCCCGCAATGTCGTGATCACGTCGTCATTTATGACTACGGTGCCAGGTACGGCCTCACGCAGCTGATTTATGGAGCTGGGGTAGATATCAATGGCTGCGCTCACGATCGCTGGCTTTTTCATGCGCAGGATTGCGCCCGAGCCTGCAAAGCCTTCGACGTATCCATCGTGCGGCGGGATTTGGTTGATGATGGTCTGGAAGACCCCAGACCCGTTTTTACTGCCTTTATAGTTCATAGTGGGATCCTGTAGATAAAACTGACTGCATGATATCGGCTTCGAGCGCGCAGTCGTAAGTGTCTGCATTGGCCACACCGATCTGTTGCAGCCGAAAGTGACTGCATCTGCCGGCAAGTGTAGCCATGAATGACTGCGCTGTCAAGGCCTGCGCAGATAGATATAACTGCGCGGGATCTGAAATGCCGCTTGACTTTTGGAATCACATTTGCTAAACTGTGCGTGGCGGTGATCAGCTTGCCCCCCTCAAGCCAGATGCCGCCCTTGATTTTGTAACCCCCTTTGCACCTGTGATCTGCGCCGCTCCGATAAAGACGCAGGGAGGGCATAAAATATTCAGGGAATAAAATCGGTAAGGTCCCTGAATTGACTCAACAAAGATTGTGACTCCGTGAAAGAGCGGCAGTATCCCCAAACTGAAACGAGAGAAGGTTATGTCTTCGCAAGTCCGAGTACGGGAAAAAGGAAAGCCGCTGATCTGAGCTTACAGCGTGGTCGCTCTAATCTAACATTGATAAGACGGTTGACCGCACTCGCAAGAGTGGAAATGGTTTCAAGGCTTGACAGCTTGGAGAGACAGCACTTTACTTCAATACTTTTTATGATGCGAGCGGAGAGAGACCGCAAACAACACGCCTTGCATGTGTACATATGCCGGGCGTGTTTGTCATTTAAATACTATTTACAAATTCCCTCACAGTGCTATAATCCCGCCTAGTTGAATATTTAATCGCAGTCCTGGTGTAGACCGGGACGCTGTCGGAACATATAAGCGCCCGATGACTCAATTGAGTCATCGGGCGCTTTCGTTTTACGGAGCACAACTTGAATCTTCATCCACATACCTTTTTACTAATTGCCGCAGTCATCGCATTTGCATTGGACGCATTCAAAATCCAATCAAAATATATAAGCTGGACACCATTGGGTTTTGCCCTCGTGACTGCCAGCCTGCTCGTTTAGTTTTTTTGGAGCCGCATTAGATGCAATGCAGAACAAAACTCCCCGGACGCGCAGCAAGATTGTCCCCATCCGCTACCCCACGCAGTCACGAAAAAATATCGTCATCATTGTGGCTCAGAGTCAGAACGCAATGGGAAAGTGGCTGGTGCCGGTCATTACGTTTGAGGGGCCGGTCGATCCATTTTTGGAGAGCGGACGCTATGCGCGTGATTTCGGAGTTGCGTGGATTATTGCAGCCTATTGGTACGAAATTTACATGCTCGATGTCAAAAAGGACTATCTAGGCGAGGACATCAATGGCTGATAACGGCTTTCAAATTCTGCTTGCGATCCTGGGATCGTCCGTGCTTGGCTCGCTCATCACTTATTTTTTCACGCGCCGCAAAGTCGCTGCTGAAACCAAGAATGAGGAAGTGGATACCGATGCCAAGGTTTCTGATTTTCTCAAAGATGTTCAGGGCCAGAATGTAGACCTGTATAAGCGCAATGCTGAACTCGAAAAGGCCGTTACCGACAGAGAGCGCACTATCGAGACATTCGTCACACGCCTCGAAGTGCGCGACAAACAATTGGAAGCCTCCAATAAACAGCTTGACCTCCTGCGCAAACTGGCAGAGCAGGCGCCCATCACCGAGACTCTGCGCGCACAGCTGGATTCGATGAATCAGATCATCATCAAACTTCAAGACGCGCAGACCGAGACCACCAAGATTTTGAGCGACAAGGAAAAATCAATGCAGGAATTGCTTGAAACCAACCGCGATCTCACTCTGAAAAAGCCGCCCAAAGCATGAAAAAGTTTTTTCAAAAAATACTTGCCGTCCTCACGCAGGCTGACCCGAACGAAATAAAGTTCTGGCTGGCAATGCTGTTACTGCTGATCGGCGTCACTGGAATCATCTCGGTATATGCGGGCTTGATCGCGGTGGGCGGAGTTGTCGCACTGGAAAGCATGATCACGTCCTATTTTGTGACGTGGGTCAATTTGAAGAATGGGAGTAAACAATAATGCCGGTGACGCCTGCCATGCTCCGCTCTTCGCAGTTGGCTGAAAATAACGCGCGTCCCGTGCGCACGGTGGTGAAGGAACGCAGCTACAGCGAAGAGACAATCACGCCGGAAATCTCATTGACGGTTTCGGCGGTGCTGGCGGCCTTCACGATTTTGACCGAAGATCTGTCGTCCCTGCCGATGCTCTTATATCAGCGTGTGGGCCGTAATAAATTCCGAGCCTATAACAATATGTATTACCGGCTGATGCACGACCAGCCGAACCCCGAACATTCATCGATGGTGTTCCGTGAATTTGTTTTGGGGCATATGCTGGCATGGGGTAATTTCTTCGGACAGCCGATCTTCGACAAAGCGGGTGATGTGGTTGAGATATGGCCGCTGCGCCCCGATAAGATGACCGTGAAGCGCCTGAATGGTGAGCGCGTGTATATCTATATCACGCCGGAAGGCATTCAGCGCGTCTTTTTGCAGGAAGAGATTTTACACATCCCCGCATTCGGCTTCGACGGTCTCGTGGGATATTCGCGCATCAGCCTGGCACGCAACACAATTGGGCTTTCCATCTCCATCGATAAATTCGGCTCCAAGTTTTTCTCCAACGATGCTGTGCCAGGCTATATCTACAAGCATCCCGGCGAATTGGGCGATGAAGCCTATGATCATTTGAAAGATTCGCTCGAGGAGCGCAAGGGCGTGGACAAGAGTCATACGCCGGTCATCCTCGAGGAAGGCATGAGCATCGAGCGTCTGGGCATCCCGCCGGATGATGCGCAGTTCCTCGAAACGAAAAAATTCCAGGTGGGCGAGATCGCGCGGATATTCCGCGTGCCTCCGCACATGATCGGCGATGTTGAGAAGGTCACCAGCTGGGGAAGCGGCATCGATGCTCAGGAGCAGGGCTACGTCAATCACACCCTGCGGCCCTGGGCAAAGCGGACCGAAGAATATTTGAATATGCAGCTGCTGCCGAAGCAGGATCAAACATCGCTGTATTACGAGCACCTCATGGACGGCTTACTGCGCGGCGATATTCAAACCCGCTATGCGTCGTATGTACAGGCGATCACCAATGGCTTTATGTCACGCAATGAGGTGCGCGAAAAAGAGAACATGAATCCGCGCAACGGGCTCGATGCGATGCTGCAGCCGTTGAATATGACCACGACCACCACGACCTCCACCGGCGGCGGCGCTCCGATTGATCAGAGCAATCCGGGAGATGATCAGAATGCCCTGGCACCATTATGGCGTGACGCGGTCGCACGCGTGCTGAAGCGTGAATCGAATGATCTGCTGGGAGCCTCAAAGCGTTACCAGGCAAAAGGCCAGCAGGCGGAATATGAAAAATGGGTGGAACATTTTTACAGCGTAGATCATGCCGCATTTATCAAGAAACAATTTCAGGCATTGCTTGAAACGCAGGTGCGCTTATTCGGGGTCGATACCCGCGATGCAATGGATGTCTTTATATCCAATTTTCTAAATGACCGCATCGAGCAATGCAAGAGCATGAGCGCTGAACACCTGTCAGAGTCTATCGACAAATATGTTTCAACAGCCGCCGAAAAGTTTATCTTGTTTATAGGTACGTCATTTGCGGATGCCTATCAGCTGAGCGGTGAAGATTGGGAAGACGAGGAAAAATCTTATGAATAAATCAATCCTTTTACGCGCATTCATGGAAACCCCCTGGGCGATCCTGCCCAGCACACTGGCAACGCTGGAAGAGATCATGGCGCGGCATGTGGCCGGTGAGAAACTTTCACAGGAGGAAATCTCCGCGCGGATTCAGGGTGCGGCGCGGTCGCAGGAAAGTTCGGTGGTCGTGCCTGGCTCGAATGGTCAGCCCACGAAAACCGTTGCGATCCTGCCGTTATCGGGAACCATTTTCCCCAAGGCAAATATGGTTAGCAATATTTCCACGGTGGGCACGAGCGCTGAATTATTTGGCAAGCAGTTCATGAGCCTGGTCAACGACCCAGCGGTCAACGCGATCATTCTGGATGTGCACAGCCCCGGTGGTTCGGTCTATGGCATCGAAGAACTATCGAACCTGATCTTCGAGGCGCGCGGGAAAAAGCCCATCGTGGCAGTATCGAATCACATGATGGCCTCTGCCGCGTATTGGATCGGGTCCGCGGCGGATGAGATCGTATTAACTCCCTCGGGCGACGTGGGATCCATCGGCGTGTTTGCGGTGCATGAGGATATCAGCGCCTCGCTCGCAGAAGAAGGCGTCAAGCTGTCGATCATCAAAGCGGGGAAATATAAAACAGAAGGCAATCCCTACGAGGCGCTTTCGGAAGAAGCCCGCGCTGCCATTCAAGCCAGCGTGGATGAATCCTACGATGCGTTTACCGCCGCCGTGGCGCGCAACCGCGGCGTGGATGTAGAACTGGTGCGCAGCGGCTTCGGCGAGGGACGCCTGGTGAGCGCGGCGAATGCCGTGGATGCAAAAATGGCCGACCGCATCGGCACGCTGGATGAAACCGTCGACCGTTTATTTGATAGTTTATTGGGCGGCAATGGCGCAGGTCAAAATGCGCTGCGTACTGGCCGCGCGGGTTTGCTTGATCAAAACGAAAAGAATACCAGCGGCGGGCAGGTGCCTGCAGCTGATCGATCCGCTATGCAAGAGGCGCGGGCGCGCCTGGAGAAAGCGGGCAATACAAAATTTGAAGGAGAGTCTACTATGTATGCACGTGAGTTAATGAAACAGCGAGACGAGAAACTTTCACGCGCGCAGGCATTGTTCGACAACGCGGATAAGGAAAACCGCGACATGACCGATGCAGAGCGCGTTGAATTCAATCAGATCATGGGTGAAGGTGAGTCCGCTGGTGAAGTGGGCGCGCTCGATGCTCAGATCGCACGCATCGAAGGCGAACGCGAAAAATTACGGGCCGCTGCGGAGAAGAAATTCACCAACGGCAAAACGGAGAAGCCCGAAAGCGGCGCTTCCGGCACGATGAAAATGGCGGACTTCCGCAAATCGAGTCCAGCCGATCAAATGGCGTTTATCAAAAACGGCGGCAAGCTCGAAGACTAAAAATTATTCATTGATGTGGAATCGAAATATTCCACTGAAATTTCAATGACCTATCGATAAGGAAAAAACATCATGGCTAATACCCTTACCTCTCTAATTCCCGATGCCTTTGCGGCATTGGATGTGGTTTCGCGCGAACTGACTGGTTTCATCCCGGCAGTGGCGCGCGACTCCTCGGCTGACCAGGTTGCTATCGGCCAGACCCTGCGCATTCCGCAGACCCCGGCTAACGCTGGCGGCATCGACGGCACGCCCACAATGGCGATCCCCAGCGCCGCCGATCAAACCATCGGCAACAAGTCGCTGACCATCACGAAAAACCGCCTCTTCCCGTTCTCCTGGACGGGCGAAGAGCAGAAAGCGGTCAGCGCAGGCTTGAACTTCCTAACTTACAAACAGGACCAGATCGCGCAGGCGATCCGCGCGTGCATGAATGAAATGGAATCGGACGTCGCGCTCGCCGCCAAGAACGGCGCATCCCGCGCTTATGGCACAGCTGCGGCCACGCCGTTTGCTTCCGATTTGTCAGACCCGGCCAACATCAAGAAAATCCTTGATGATAATGGCGCTCCGGCGTCTGACCGTTCGCTGGTGATCAATACCACGGCGGGCGCGAAGGTCCGCACGCTGACGCAATTAACCAAGGTCAACGAAGCGGGTTCGCCCGATATCGTCCGCCGCGGCCAATTGCTTGATCTGCACAACCTCGCCTTGCGTGAGTCTGCGCAGGTCAAGAATCACACCAAGGGCACCGGCACCTCTTATCAGCTTAATGGTGCGCACGCGGTGGGCGCCATCACGCTGGCCGTGGATACCGGTTCCGGCACCATCGTGGCGGGTGATGTCATCACCATCGCCAACGGCACACCAGCTGATACCAATAAGTATGTGGTCACCACGGCATTGACTGGCGGCAATGTGATCATCGCCGCGCCCGGTCTGCTTTGCGCGCACATCGACAACGATGCGGTGACTGTTGGCGGAAGTTATGCGGGCAATGTGGCTTTCAGCCGCAACGCGATTCTTTTGGCTACCCGTTTGCGCGAGCTTCCGCCCGAAGGCGATTTGGCAACGGAGCGCGAGACCATCACCGACCCGGTCACGGGCATCAGCCTCGAGTTGGTCTACTATCCCGGCTTTGGCATGGGTGTGTATATGGTTGGCTGTGTCTGGGGCGTGACCGTGGTCAAGCCCGAACACACGGCGATCCTGCTCGGATAAATTTGTAATCGCCGCATACCTGTTAACTGTCATCCCAAACAATCATTTATTTGGGATGACAGAAAGGAATGAACATATGTCCAAAATAATGATGCAAAAAGGGAGCGATGTGATTCTGGTGGACAGCAGCCTGGTTGTCATGCACGAGGGCTTGGGCTGGCAGAATGCCAGCATCCAATATAACGCTGAGGAGATGATCATTCCGCTTGGATCGGGCATCAAATATCAGACTGGCTCATTCCAGATGCCGAGTCTGATGGTGCAGCATTATGCCATCGCGCCAACTTTGGGCGATGTGGATACGGTGTTGGCAGCGGTTACCTTGGATGACACCGATCCGACCGTTGTAACGACTGGAATTGTCTTGCCGGATGCACCCAGAGTCTTGTCGATCACTGGCAATCAAGCCGGAATCGCAGGCGATGTGGTGATCGAGGGTACCAGTATTGACGATGAGCCGATTTCCGAAACCATCGCGCTTGATGAGGGAAACACGGTGAATGGTACCCTGGCGTTTAAGACGGTGACGAAGATCACGCTGCCTGCGAAAACCGGCTCAGGTGACACAGTGAGCGTTGGTACGCTGGATGTGTTTGGAATTCCGCACGCGCTGCCGAATGCGGCATTGCTGCTGTTTAAGTTATTTGACGGCTCCAGTGATGCGGGCACACTCGCGGTCGATGCGGATGTGCTTGAATTGAATCAATACACCATCGCTGGCACACCGGATGGCGCCAAGGTTTTAGATCTGTATTACGTTGGATAAGGAGATTTGAAATGGCTGAAAAATTTGTTGAGATGAAAAAAGACGGCGAAGAGAATATTTTCGTGCATCCGTCGGTAGTGGATGATCATAAAAAACTGCACTGGCAGGTTGTTGAAGAGTCAGCCCCTGCAGGGCAGACAGAATCGGCTGCGTCAGCTGGTGACGAGCAGTCCGCCAGTGATAAAAAAGCCGCTAAAAAAGCCGCCAAGGAATAACCCTTGACCATTGCCTTCGCTCAATTTTTTTGCACCGTGGCAGACCTGGCCGCCGACCGGCAGACAGCTGGTCTCGATGAAACGCGCATGTATCAAGCGGTCCGCGATGCCTCCGATTTTGTGCAAAAAGAGATCGGCTGGTTCATCCCGGTGACGCAGACGCTGTCCTTTCACGGGCATGGTTCGCGCCGGTTATTTGTGCCGCCGATCTTGGACGTGTTGTCCATCGTAAATTACGCCAACACATCCGGTCCCATCACCCTCGACACGATTGATTACCTGCTGAAGCCAGAAGGCAGTTTCTGGAACCATGGTCCCTATGCTGAAATTTTGGTGGATCCATTTACCCGCAAACTGCAAAACTGGTGCGATATTCAGAACGGCGTCCAGATCGCGGGGCTGTGGGGTAAATATTTGCGCAGCGGCGATACCGGCGCGACGGTGCAGGATGCGGCTGGGCAATTATCCAATCAGCTGACTCTGCTGGTATCCAACGGCGGAAAGGTTTCGCCGGGCATGGTCCTGCTGGTCGAATCGGAGCAGGAGTCTGTCACGGGCTGGGGTACTCCGACCACAGCGGTCACCGCATTGAACGGCGCCATCACTGCCAGCGATGAAATCCTGACCGTGGATGACGGCACGCTGGTCAATATCGGCGAAACGATCCGCATTGATTTTGAGCAGATGCGAATCAAGGACATCCGCGCGAATCAATTCGCAGTGATCCGCAGTTGGAACGGCACAGGCAAAACCGCGCATCTCGACAACGCGCCCCTCGATGTGTACCGCACAGTGACAGTGGAGCGCGGCATGAACGGCACAACCGCCGCCGCGCACGCCAAGAACACCGCGCTCTCGCGCTACTTTGTGCCGGATGATATTTTGTATCTCACCAAAGAGATCGCCACGCTCAGCGCAAACAAAGCGCTCAGCGGTTATCAGGGACGCACGGGCAGCCAGGAGACCGGAGTCGTTTTTTATAACGACGCCTTCCCACAGTTCGACATCGACAAGATCAAAAAGAATTACAACATCCCGAGAGCGCGCTGATGTACAAGATCGATATGACTTCCCCGCAGCTGGACCGGCAGATTGAACTGTTGAAGTTCTATCCTGAGATCCTTGAAAAGCGTTTCAGACCGGCGTTGTTCCAGTCGGTGCGCGGCCTGGCATCGCGCATCCTGCCGACGATTCCGGAGAAGACTGGCCGCGCGCGGGAGACATTTGGATCCAAAGTCACCGGTAAGGGCATCAACATGACCGGGCGCGTGGGCTGGTATGACAAGACCGATCCCTGGTATCCCAACGTGCTGGAGCATGGCGCGAAGGCGCACGACATCAAACCGAAAGACCCCAATGGTTATCTGCGCTTATTGAATGGCACGTACGTGAAAGAAGTTCATCA